TTAAATGCAGATCCTGATAAAGGTAAATAAAATAACATTTGATCAAACTCAGCTTCATATTCTTTCATCTCAGACATAATTGTGTAATTCATAAAATCTTTTACACGTTGAGCTTGTTGTTCTCTGTCTGCTGTTGGTAAACCAATAATCTGTGTTCTCACAGGACCTTGTGCTGGTAATAATTCTTTATAAGCTAATGATTGAAACTGTGTAACAGCTTCTGCTAGTACAGGGTGCGTGGCACCTGAGGCACCTTTGAAAGGTTCTGTTTTGCTTTCGTATTTGAAACCTAGTAAATCTAATCCTGATGTATATGCTTTTTCCCAATCACCTCTTGAAGATTTATAATCTTGATAGTTTGCAGCTAACTCTTGACCAATAGGTGCAAGAATATTATCGGGTAATAATTCTGCTAAATTAGAAAAATGATCTTGGCTTTGTTCTAAATTTACTTGTGATGGATCAAAATTAATATCAACACTACCATCTTCGTTTGTTTGAACGTCGACAGGTGCTTGTGGTTCTTTTTGTGTCTGTTCTAATTCTACCTGTAATTCCTCTGGACTAGGTATTTTTATAGTTTGCTCAACGTTTGGAAGAGCTTTGTCTATTTCTGCCATTTATTTTCTCCAATCGAACCACTCTAACCTTTTTAGGAGGGATATTCAACCCTTTCGGATTAGGCCCTCTTTTAGGTGGTGCTCCTGTTGTTAGTTTAGTCTTCATAAAAGTCATCAAAGTCTTTAGCAGCATCTGCCTGAGCTTCGGCTCTTCCAACCGCAAACTCACCTGATTTCATTCCTTTAACTGATTTACCTGTTGCAAATTCTTCCATAGTTCTTGTGTCAGATCCTAATATTTGATCTAGGTCTTCAAGAACTTCTGCATCAAAATCTGCATTACCATCTGGATCTACATTTACAGGAACTTCTTCTTGTGCCATGAAGTCTCCTGGTCTCTTAACAGCTTTACCTGTTTTCTCGTCTATAACTTCATAACCTGGTGGTGTGTAATCTATCTCATAAGATTTATAATAATCATTTTTTCCTTCAACAAACACTCGACCATCATCTGATTTTGTTACTTTAATTCCTGGTAATTCTTTAACTTCGTATTCCATTAAATCTGCATCTATTTTTTTACCAACGCCTCTATTTATAACTTTATCTATAAAGCTTGGAAACCATTCAGGCATGGTTGTTGTTGTGTTTTTTAATTGTTGTACAACCGGTGCTGCTTTTTCTGCAAGTTTAAAATACTTTCCAACAATAGGTAATGATGCAAGACCACCCATAATTTTTATAAATTTTCTTCTACTTGGATCTTTTGGTCCTTCTGCAAAACCTACACGGCCACCAAGTGCATACAAACCCTCAGTCATAGATTCTGGCATTAATGATAAAGATCTATCCTCTTCTGTTTGTCTAGCAAATTCTTCAGCTCTTCTTGTTCTTTCATCTTCTACAAATTGATCTGCTTCTAGTTCAATAGCTTGAAATTGATCTGGTAATTCTTGTGGCATGTCCATACCATCCTCACCAAAACTTTTATAAGATTGAATTTGTGCATAAACTTCAGGACCATACTTATTTGATATAAAATCTTTTTTCTCTTTTTGTTTTACAGCTCCCCCTAATAAAAAAATATTAGCTAATGCTTCAGGTGTAGATGCACCTGATTTTAAATCACTTAATACAAAACCAGCTTCTAGCGGTAATGCGCCGACAGCTAATGTTTTTCCTACACCTCTTGCAATTTGTTTTGCTGCTTTACCATAAATACTTCTTCCTTTTTTTGTAGCTAGTGGTGCTGCCGCAGCTCCTGCTGCAACTTTACCTGTTGGAAAATCATCGGGTGTCTCGGCTCCGGGTTCGTCTGCTTGTGAAAGAGTAGTTATAGCTGCTGCTCCAGCTGTGCCACCAATTACTGCAGTTGCTATTTTTCCTATTTTAGGAACTTTTTGTAATGCTTTTAAATACAAACTTTCTTTTGCAGCTTTTGTGCCTTGCACATCTTTAAATATTTTTGCTCTCTCAGATGCGCTAGCATTTATTAATCTTTTATCAAGACCTGTAAATTTTTCTGGTTTTGTAGCCGCTATAGATCCTAATTTCGGATTTTTTGTAGTTTCAAAATTTTCCATAGCTTGTTGTAATGTTTCATTATACGGATTTTTAATATCAGGTAATCTTAGAGTTTGAGGATTAATGGTTACTCTTCCTTTATTGATATCAAAAGAACCTATTCTATATCCCGTTCTTCTATTAAACTCATCTTGTAATTTATTAGCTTTCTCTAACAAATTAAATTGCGCAGGACCACTAACTAATTCTGCTTGTTTTCTTAAATTATTAATTTGAATATCATATGTTCTTTTAAACTCATTTAAATTATCTTTAATATATTCTATTCTAGAAAAATTCTTTTTGTAATTTGGAAAATCTTTCATCATAGATTTAATGTCGGTATGATCTCCAGCTACACTAAAATCAAAAGCTGACATCATATTAGCTGTTCCTTGAATAAGAGTTTGATCAGCTTTAGGTAATCCTAATAATTTAGCCATAGAAATATTACTTATCGCTCCACTTTGAGATGTAAGATTTATAAAGTTTCTTTGAAACTTAGTATTTAAATAATTTTTAGGTGGTTTTATTTTTGAATAGAGTTCAGGTTCATATCTTTGTTCTTGACCTGCATATAAGTGACCAAGCTTTCTCATTCTTGAAACAAGTTCTCCTTCAGCCTTTGCTGTATCTTTTCCTGTTGCGGCCGCGTATTTTGCTAATATATTTTCTTTTAATGCTCCTGAAATTTTATCAGTTGTTTTAAGTTCAGGGGTTGATTTTATAATTTTATCTAAAGCTTTTACATCGCTAAATATTTTCTTATGTCTGCTTTGTATAAAGTCTCTTAGATTTTGACGATCAACAGAATTTTTAACAAAGTTGCTAGAAATCCTTAATTCTGGATTAACCGCATTAATACCTTTAGCTATAGCGTTTGCATTGTCTACATCTGGATTTTTATTAACAAATTCTTTTATTAAGTTATCTCTAAATTTTTCTTCTTGAGGAGTGAATTGACTTCTAGGATTTTTAATTATGTTTTTAATTTTGCCTTCTTCTTGTAAGTCTTTCATTAAATTTTTAACACTTTTATAATCTGCTGATTTTGCAGCTCCTGAAGGATTAATAAGTTTTTCTTCTACAAGTTTTTCATAAATTTGTTTATCGCTTAAAGTTTTTGCTAACTCAGCAACTCTTTGTCTAATTTTTGGAACCTCACCTATTTTTGTTCCTCTATAAACAAATTCACCTGGAAATCTTGAAGTAATATATTTACCAGTTTGTAAGGGTGTTAAATCAGTTCCAGCTTCTTTTGCAATATCTTCTAATCCACCTTTAAATAAAGTTTTACCTTGGTTTTTTCTTTTTTGTAAAAAATCATCTAATTTTTTATATTCATCACGAGATAATACTAATGGATTGTTTCTATTTTTAAATTTTTCTTTTGCTATCCCTCTTTCATTTATAGTTAAATCTTTTTTCCAATCTTTACCTGGATAGTTTTTCTTAAACCAATTCGTCATTTCATCAGGTATGTCTCTTACTTCAACTTGTTTTTTAAATTTAAGAGCTTGTTGAGGTGTTGCGTATTCTGATTTTTTTAAATATTTTTTAATTTGTTCATATGCAGTACCTACTTCTTCTGTAATTTCCGTAATCATAGGAGGTCTACCATTTTCTTTTTTAAATTTTGCAGCAAAGTCTTTAAGTTTTTTTTCAGTTTCTTTTTGTCTAAGTATGTTTTTATTTTTAGCTGGATCTACTTTCTTTTTCTCAGAAACTATTCTTGCCCTCACTCTACCTGATATTTTTTGTCTTGTATCTGCATCAAGCTCTGGCCAGTTCTTACCATATACTTTCTGTGCTTCTTTGTTAAGTAAGGGTAAAATCTTAGATGTGCCACCTTGACCAAGGTTTAGTCTTTCAATAAAACCACCCATAGACATCGGACGTCTAAGAACGTAGCTCATCATTTCATTGTATTCGTGAAGTTTCATTATAACCTCAGCATGTTTGCTAGGCCACCTTTTGCAAAAGGTATTTCATCCGGATCAGTTGGAGGACCAATAGGATCGGTGTCTTTTTTAATTTGTGCTTCTATTTGATCTAAAACTTCTTTTCTGTCATCTGCTTTTAAACTATTAAACTCATCGCTATATTCACCTTTTCTATTAATCAGGTCTTTGGCAAGCTGTTTATTTTCTCCTGCACTATTTAATTTTATTTTTGTAGAAAGACCGGCTTTAATTCTTTCAGCTTTTCTTACAGCAACTTCAGCAGGAGAAAATTGTCCAGGTAATCTAAAAAATTTTTCAAAGTCTTCAATTGTATCAAACTTGTCAGGAATTTTTGTTTTTTCAACCAGTTCATCTGCTGCTTCTTTTAATCTTCTTGCTCTTTCTACTAAACCCATACTCTCTTCTGATTTAAGTAAATCTTTTAAATTTGGATTTTTACCTAAAAGCTTTCTCTCAATTTCATAAATATCTTCTGATTTTTTAAACTCATCTAAAGATTTAATACCACCAAATTGTTTTTCAACTGGAACTCTGTCTTTACCACCTTCAGGAAATTTAATAATGTCTGCTGACTTTGGTGCCATCGCTTGTTTTTTTAATTCAGATAATTCATTTGGGGTAGGTCTTCTACCTTTTGTTTTTATAAAAAATCTTATAAGTGTAATTAAATTCATAGTTTACCAATAGTAACTGTATTTTTTTGGAGGGAGCTTTTCGTCCTCGTAATCTTCAGGGTGACTCACTAAGCCTCCCTGTCTAAAGCGCATGACTGCTTGGGTCATAGAATCCACAAGGTCATCATGATCTCCATACGGAAACGCTGCACATTCTTCAATAACTTCCTGTGCAAACTTTTCTTGTGTAGGAGCCCATATCATACCAGATTCAAATAAAGGTGCAATAGAATTTACACGGGTATGTTTATCATTACCTTTAGATGGCACAAAATTAACTACCGGTATACCCATAGCTCTAAGTTCATGGGTCAGTGGTAATCCAGAAGCTTTGGCCTCAACTAAGACAGTCTCTGGTTGCCAGTAATCGTACTGTTCTTTTGCAAGTCGTCTTAACTCTGGAAACTCTAATCTATCTTTTACAGAATCTAATAATATTAAATTGTGTGGCATATCTTCATTCTCTTGAAACACACCCCATGTGGTAATTGCAGAATAGTCTGCCGTTTGTTTTTTCATAAACGCTGTATCATAAGATTGTATGACATGCTTTAAAGCAGGCAGTGTTTCTTTTTCCCAAGGCTTCCACCATTCACGTTTGATGATAGCACCTTCTTCTGATGTTGGGTTTTGCATCCACTGTGCATTCCATTTAGCAACGGATAGTGATGCCTTTACACCTTCTAATTCTTTTAACTTCCAATACTCTGGCCAAACAGGTTTACCCGATGGCATAATAGCTGGAAATTCTACGATCTCCCATTTATCTGCTTTAGCTGCTTTTTGAGATTGTAATAACATGCCTGTTAAATCTTTCGTATTCCATCTGGTCATTACACAAACAATCTTACCCCCTGGTTGTAAACGTTGCCTTGGTCCTGATGTATACCACTCGTATGCTCGCTCAAGAGCTTGTTTGTTCATAGCGTCTTGCTCTGAGTGTGGGTCGTCAATGATAAGTAGGTCTGCGCCTCTTCCTGTAATAGCACCCCCGACGCCTGATGCGAAATACTCGCCGCCTTGTGCTGTTTCCCATTTACCGGCAGCTTGTGAATCTTCTCTAAGACGTGTTGGAAATATTTCTTTGTATTCATCTGAATCCATAAGCGTCTTTGCTTTACGCCCGAATCTTATGGCTAGTTCTCCGGTGTGGGTGGTTTGTATAATTTTTAGTTTTGGATTATTCCCGATCATCCAAGCAGGCAACAGGGAACTGGCGAACTCGGACTTCGTATGTCTTGGTGGCATGTTCACAATTAATCTCTTAATCTTACCACTTGCCATTTCGTTAAATTTTTTTGCAATAATTTTGTGATGATAACCTTCAATGAATTCTGGCCAAATGTGTTTTACAAAAGAAAGAAAATCTGATTTTGCTTTGTTTAACTTCTTTTTTTCTTGTAGTTGCAAGAACATCTTCATAAAGTCCTTACGCACATCAGCTGGGAGTTTCTTTATCTTTTCTAAGTCTATTTCCATATATTTTTTTGCAAAATTTTTTGAGGTTGATTTTGGAACCCATAAACAATTTATAGGCTATGTATGTTCAAATCAAGCAATATATAGGCAGTCTTGGGACCCCTTTTGTATACATGTAAATTAAATATATAAATAAATTTGTATTTTAGAAATGTTTTGGGACCCCTCGAGGCCCGAAGGGCCGAGGTGAGCGACGCCCCGCAGGGGCGCCACAACCTGTGGTTTAGTCTAGTAAAACCATATATGCTTTAGCATTATTCTTAATAAACCAATCTAATAAGTTTCTCATTTCTTGCCAGTGCTTGCTTGCACCTTCACCTAGTTCTTTATCTTCAAGAGTAGCTAGAGCTTCGTGATAAAATATCTTATCGTGTTTCTCCGCTTCCTCTTTTGTTAGTTCAATAGATTCACCTGAGAATCTATTACGTCTTGTGTAGTCGTAATTTGTTTTTGTTTCCATAGTCCTATACTATCCTACTATAAATAATCTGTCAAGAAGATTTATAGCCCATATATCCTAGAGCCAAGATACCTCCTAATAGAATAACAGAAAGCCCGATAGGGCTTTCTACAAATATTATACTAAGTAATTCAATCATAATGTTCTCCAGCTTATTAAAACAAGTCCAATTATTGTTATCATAAAAGTAAGTTCAATCATTAATTAACCTTTCGTTTATATGTTATCATTGGATTAATACAAGTTGTGTATCTTTCTAATACTGTGTCCCAAAAACACATATACTTTTTACCATCTTGTACCCACGTTCTACAACCCTCTTTATTTAGATTGCCTACTCTAAAGATTGTCTTGTTATACTTCTTAGCAAACCACGAAACAGTAAAGTCTGTTTTGTATTCTATTTCTTTTATGTTCATATATATCTTTCTGTTATTAGGGACTATATAGGATAGCCCCTAATATGTCAATATCTAATTTGAAGATATTTGTTTTATTTTAGATGTATCCACAACCCAAGTAATACCTATCTTCTTAGTGCATTTATCCAAAGCTATTCCAATAGCTTTATCATCACCATTTTCATACACAATATCCATAGCTCTTTGTTTTACAGCTTCTAGTTGTGCGAGTTGTTCACCCTCTTTTCTTTTTCTCAACTCTCTATCAACAAGAGACTTCGCCCACTCTCTTAATTGTTCTTCACAATCTTTGACAGATATTTCATCTCTTTCTCTAATATTATAGATGACAGTTTTCTTCTCGTCTTGCTTAGCTTTCTTTTTAAAGAAAGTCTTTGCGTCTTGTCTTGCTTTCATTAACATATCTTCTGCCTTTTTAAATTGAGCTAGTATTTTATCCGCACCCATTTTTTTAGACAGCTTCTCAACTATTCTTCTAGTCGCTTCAGTTTTAAACTGCTTGACTAAAAGTTCTTGTTCCTCGATTAATGGATCAAAATGACGTCTTATTTTGCTCTCATAATGTTCCACTTTATACTTTGGCATATTACCCATATTATCCTCTTTCTTAGTTTATAATTATCCTACATTATCCCTTGACAACATATAAGTCAAGTGTTATATTAACTATATGAAAGCAAATAATTATATATGTCCAATTTGTACGGAGTTCACTTCTTATGACGAGTGGGCAAAACCACAAGTAGCTTGTATAAATTGTGGGGCAGAAGAATAAATATGAAAGAAGAAGACATTATTAAAAAAGCAAAAATGCACAAAGTAGGTATCGTTGATTGTGTAAAACAAATCATTGCGATCAACCAAGAGTTGGCTGATATTGAAAGCAGGGATGAGGGACATATGATGTTCATTGTTCAGTTGAGAGATCGGATTGAAAGATTAGAGAAGAAGTTGCTCAATTAAACTTGAGCCCTGATCCATTGGCCGACGGATGTAACGATTAGCTTCGTTGCCGACCACCGATGGATCTGGGGTCAAGTATTCTAAAGTGTGACCTAGGTATTCTATTTAACGCTAAGCAATAGATCGAATACTTGGCCAAACTTGAGCTCAGGTTCGTATAGGAAGCGCACCATTGTAGCTACCGTAACGAGTGGCTATACGAACCTGGGGTCAAGAAGTGGGTGGCTGTGCTATAGAAATGCCTTAAAAATTTCCTATAGGTGAATTGATCACACCGAATAAATGCCCACATTTGAGCCCTGATCCAAGAGCTATCAGAAAGTATACGCTGTTGTTATCTTGGATCTGGGGTCAGGTGTAAGGACCACGAGGTAGGCTGTCGCCTAGATATATCGATCCTACCTCAAGCAGCAAGCCACAAGCTTGCCACAATACAATGATAAAGGAGAACTATGACAAAGATAATAATAGAAGTGGACCGGGCAACAGAAGGCCAAGTGAAAAGTTTGTTAGCTGATGTAGCCATGTCCATCGAACCCTGGAAGAGGTTCATCCACTATAAAATAAAATCCGGTAATAGAATCTACAAGCGGCAAGCCACAAGCATCACGCCACAAGAGTATGGCAGGAAGAAGAAGCTTCAAGCACCAAGCGGCAAGCTTGACAAGTGGTCTATACTAGGATAGTATAGGATAAAACAGAAAGGCATAAAATGGAAGTTACATTTGAAGACAACGGATCACCGTTGAAGAAATCTAAAAACAGGCACGGGGAGACATGCGAAGAGCAGCTGATCAGGATGTGCAAGAACATTGCAGACAGCATCACGAACCCGGTAGACAACTCAGAGCATGGTGAACAGGCTAGTGTTGCCAGCTGGATGGATGGCGTCTATGATATAGAATGGATCACGCACCAGGACAAAACTTATAAGGCTGCTAGGTTACTAGTTGCCGGAGGCGGACCTAACATCTGGGTGAACCTGGATACAAAATATGTAGAAGGTTATTGGGGTGGTGACAAAGTCACTGAACCATTTATCGACAACCTAGGCCTCGATGACTATCTAGAAGATCTACATGCCTGCTAAAAGTAAATACACAACTATTATCCTCAGGCACCATCATGAATGGTGCCTTGCCAATGGTAGAGATACCAGTTGGTTCAAGTTTCAAGCGCCAAGCTGCAGAAGCTTCAAGCGACAAGCTGCAAGTCCCAAGCCGCAAGCATCAAGCTTCAAGCCGGAAGTCACAAGCTCCAAGATTCTTTTACCCTCATAAAGTTTCAAGCCACAAGCTTCAGGGGTCTTGACCAAGATGAAACTATTCTCAGGATGCTTCACGTGATATGAAATTTGGTGTGGGGACAGACTGACTTTGTTACGCTTACTCACCTTAAATTCTAAAGTGAAATAAAAGTTATTTTTATTATAACACAACGCATCTGGTGTTCCTAAACTGCTTGTATTTTCTATTCTTGTGTAAATTATTTCTGGTGTTTTACTTTTAAAA